GGTGGGGGGTTTTTTATTGCACAAAATACTTTCCAGCATTAGGATTGTCTAAATGATAAATAACATTATACCTTATTCCGTCAATAGCGTGATTGTAATTGTCAATGTATAATTTAGAGCCTTTATCTTGATAAGCATAATTATTCAGCTCTTTAGCTATGTTAGTTGATTCAGGAGTTATTACTAAGTGATAGTCTTGCATACGAGTTATGCCACTTTCAATAGTTCCTTTTTTTACAGGCTTGATATTTACTCCTAAATGCTTTAAATCTGCAATTAAACGTGGCTCACTGCTATCAGCGATACAAAGAGTATTGTTTACCTTGTCTAGTATCATTTGTGCTAATTCGTGTGATTTCAATCCATTACGATAAATTTCTTCTTTAAGATATATCTTTTTATGCTTCTTGCAAATTGCAATAGAGGTCAAAGAATCAG